TTATATAATTAAGAGGGTGCCATCTAAATTGAAAATAATAAAATTCTTATCAGCGTTGTCTATTGTAATTTTCATAGCATTATCATATGTATTCAGAATAAACGATGTCATTTTTAATAATGTGATTACTTATTTAATTGTGGTATTAATAGTTATTTATAGTATTCAATTAATAAAAAAAGGGGATAGGGAAATTGGATTTATCTTACTTTTTATGGCCATATTTTCTGCATTAGTGCCCATACTTAAACTATTGATTTAATATAAATTATTTAATTCTATTAATATAGTTTAAAAAAGTAATACTATATTACTTTTTTTAATAGCATCAACTACTATTTATCTCGGTTTATTAGAGACTAGTAGAATCTATGGTGAGGGGGGAGTAATTTAGAAAGTAATGGTCAACGTGGTCTGGAAAAATTAAATAAGGGAGGTTTTAAAATTGAAGGTTCGTTTTATTAAAACAATCGTAGGCAGGGATTTATGATAAGATAAATCCCTGCCTGCTCGTTAATATAGAATGTGAATTTTCTATTAATAAATGATTGCTAAGCTTCAAGTCGCTATGTAACTATCCTTTTGGGGGTGCTCTTTTATAATCATCTGATGGATAATACATGATTTTTCAAAAATAACAGAAGATTATCAAGGTATGTGCTTCTTCAGGTTAAAGCTTTAAACTAAAAAAGAGCACGTTGACTAGCGCAAGTGCTCTGATGGGCATATTTAAATTAATGTTCAAGAATCACTTAGCAATTGAACCGCTTTGATGTTTAGCACATTGTACATATTTATCATAATTGCATCGTGTATTTGATCGCCTTTCCAATAATTTTAGCGGGGTTGTTCTCGTTCACGACAATCGGATCATAGCTAGGGTTATCTGGAACGAGAATCAATGTATCACCTTGCTTTTTCACACGCTTTAGTGTGGCTTCTGTTGCGCCGTTAACGAGTACTGCAGCAACTTCCCCACTTTCAACCTCAGGTTGTTCTCGGATCAAAACCACAGATCCATGCGGAATGGTAGGTGACATCGATTCGCCAGCTGCTTCCAAGCAGATTAAATGACCGCTGGGCAACGTGTCGGGGGACTCATAATAATAACCTTTTATATTCTCTTCAGCTGTGATTGGGTCACCACATGCAATTGTACCAAGAATCGGAATTGCTACACTTTGTGATGCAATCGGTGTAAGGTTGTGTGGTAGCTCCTCTGTTAACTCACTTCTCGTAATTCCGAAATAGTCTGCTAAGCGCTGTAATTTATCAGGTCTTGGATACGTCTTTCCCTTCATCCAATTAGAAACGGTCATTTCAGGTATATTTAAAGCTCTAGCCATCATCGTTTGTGTGATTCCTTTTCGTGCTAATTGTTGCTTAAGCTGCTGGGCTAAGGTTTGTTTTAAGTCACTCATTTTTATCCCTCCTACTTCTTTTATAGTACCTTTTTAAGTTAGTTTTGTAAAGCTATTATACCTTTAAAAAGTATTTAAGTAATAAAATGAGTTGACAGTACCTTTTTTAGGTATTATATTATAGAATATATTGAAAATATTATAACCAATTTTTTTTTATCATAGATAAGCGTTCATAAATTGTCACAATATATAGAGGGGATGGACGCTAATATCTTGATTTATGCAACTGAAAATTAGTGGAGAAAGAATGAGAATGCCAACAGATTGAAGGTTCGTTTTATCTTATAGTACCTTTTAAAGGTACTAAATAAACCAGTAAGGAGATTGTTATCATGTATGACATTAAAGTAACGAAAGAAACTTTTAAAAAAGTAGAAGCTGAATGGCGAAATTACCAGCAGACGCTAAAGGAAATTAAGCGTTTAGAGGAAACCATTATTAATCCCTATCAAGAAACGTGGCAACGCGATGATAATATTGGAGGTGGACATGCTAATATTATTCGCGATCCAACACAGGCAACGGCCCTGCAATTAGCCAAGCACAAACAGTTAGATTATTTAAAGCAAATTGTTCAAGCAATTGACACGGTTTATGAAAAGCTATCAGATGAGTATCAAGCCTTAGTTAAAGTGAGATACTGGTCAAATCGCAAATATACGTGGGATGCGATTGCTGATCAATGTTTTATTAGTAAACGACAAGCGATGCGTTGGCGAGATGAAATTATTCATGTCACGATTGAAGTGTTAGGTTGGAGATAGTCAATGTCACTCCCATGTCATTTTTTTAATCAAAAACCGTGCTATTATGGTAGTGTAGAAAATTAGAGCAAAGCAGCTGAAGGATGAGCAGTTGCTTTGTTTTATTTTTATCACCGATAAGCGTCCATAAAACCCTTACTAATGTCCTGGTGCACGCAACGATCCATCAGTGGGAGAAAAACGAAAGCATTGACGGATTGAAGGTTCGTTTTATAAGTCATTATGGATAAAAGGCGTCAGCAAATTAGGTGCTGAGACTAACAACGCATTGAGCAATTTAAAAAGAATACATAAGTTTAGCTAAGAAGCAACGATGATAAGTCTACTGTAATAAGCTAAGTCAATTTAATAAAACTTTGCGTTAAAACGGAGATAGCATGCAGCTGAATCTTCGTTTTTTTGATGGAGGTAAATGGATACCTTGACCTCAACACGTCAATAAAAGGTTGCACCAACAAATAAGGAGGTAGAGCTATGAATAATTCTCGATCCCCAACGTATTGACAGGTTAAAGACGAACGAAATCAATCATTTTAAAAAATATTAGGAGGAAATTAAAATGTCAGAAACAGCTATTCAATCAGTATTGGAAGGAAAAAATAAAATTTTATTATTTAGAAAGTTAGCGGATCAGGAGAATCAAGCGGCAAAGCTTGTTTTTCAAACAAGCCACACCTTTAGTTATAGTCGTGAGCTTGAGACGATTATTACCAAAGATGGCACGATTGTTAAACCAGGAGAACTAGAGTCTGAAGTTAGTATTGAAGCGATCCAAACGAAAAAAGATCCCCTTGCAGCGATGTTACGAGAAGCTGTAATTAAAGGAGAGAAGCTAGAAGTTTGGGAAGTCACTGTTGATCAAGAACTGAAAAATGATCAAGGGAAGTATCCGGCTATTTATGCACAAGGTTATCTTGGTTCATGGGAAGATGTCTCTAGTGCGGAAGAAGATGCAACGATTTCAAGTACATTTACCGTTGAGATGGAGCCTCAATTCGGCTTTGCAACCTTAACAGAGGAACAGGAAGAAGCGATTCAATACTTGTTTAAAGATACGGTTGCAGAAGGAGAGGAAGGAAACGAGGGGGCATAATTGCCTTCTTCATTTTCTTTACACTATTAATACCGTAAGCGTACGAGGATGGAAAACGACAAAGTTGTTGGTTTATCATAGATAACCGTCCGTATAACCCCCGCCTCAAAATCTATTTAGGCGGGAGCTAATGGACGCTAATATCCTGATTCACTCGGGCCAACAGGATGTTGGTCACACAAGCGTTTTCGCAGGACGCGAAGACGTTAGCTTGTGTTCCTCAGTGGGTGGGTAAGATCGTAGACATCTTTAAGAAGGATTACAGACTAAGCCCGCCACGTCCTGTGGCAACGTCTGCATGACCTACGTCCTGTAGCGCTCCATCCACTGATTAAACGTTCGATTTATTAAATCATAGGAGGTTATGAAATGAAGTTTTATATTAAGGATAGTGAAGTTGAATTAAAGTTTGGATTGAAATTTTGCCGTGAGCTTGATCAAGTATATAAAGTTGATTATCAAGGTCTTGAGTTTGGTATGGGTGTTAACTTAGCTTATATGAATTTGCAACAGGCTAATCCAGTAGCGTTAACAGAGGTGATTAAGGCAGCTACTGCCCACCTTGGTTTTTCAATACATGAGATTGATCAGGCTATTGAAACGTATGCAGAAAAAGAAGGCGATTTAAGTACACTATTTGAACAGATCGAAACTGAAATGGGAAAGTCAGCAACGGTCATTCACACGATCAAAACGTTCAGTCAACAGGCAAAAGCGAGCGAAAGTTAAACCAAGCGGTTGCAACCTATGAATCTATTATTCTCAATTGCTTTCGCTACTTGAATTGTCAATCGTTACGTGAGATTGAGTTAATGACTTTATATGAGTATAAGATGAGAATGCGTGCCTTACGATTGCAACGTATTGATGATGAATATGATATGCATCTTCAAGCATGGCTTCATCAACAAGTAAAAGCAACGAAGGAAAAAGGAAAACGACAAGTACCAGTTTTCCAAAGTTTTAAGCAATTCTTTGACTATGACAAGCGGGTGAAGGAAATAGAAAGGCCAATTCAAAAGAAAGTTAGTCTCTCAACTAAACAAAAAAACATGGCAAAGGCAGCTTATGTTGCTAACTTAAGAAAGGAGGTTTAAATATGTCAGAAGCTAATGATATTACAAATTTTTTACAAAATACAGCTGGTGAAGTAACGAGTATTATTGGTGTAATTGAAAAACAATTGTCGAATAATCCGTTGACCGCATTAGCAGAATCAGTCAATGAATTTGCCAAGAGCTTTGATAAAGCAGCTGAACGGATTAACGGTTTTGCTGATCAAACCACCGGATCTTTCCAAAGCGTTTGGGAATCTGTTCAGGAGCTAAGCAAAGTTTTTAGCACTTTGGATAAATTGATTGGCGCCAATAAATTTGTTATTTTTGCAACAGTCTTGGCTACATTAGCGATGCTTTTCGTTGAGCTATATCAAAATTCAGAGACCTTTCAAAATATTGTTAATCGTGTTTTTGAAGCTGTTCGAGATTTCGTTGTGCCAATTGTAGAGGAAATTGCTGATGTGGTTACAAAAGTGTGGACATTTATTACCGATTGGTGGGAAGAACATGGTCAAGTGCTTATTGAGAAAGCGCAAACCATCTTTGAATCAGTCTGGGAAACGATTCAAGAGGCCATGGAACATGTCTGGGAGATTATTGAATCTGTTTTAGGTAAGGTAATCACGTTTATACAAGACCAATTAGAAAAAATTCAAACGTTCTGGTCAGAACATGGTGAGACGATTATGGATGCCGTAGAAAACATCTTTAGTTTTATCTATGGGATTATAGAGGCCGTTATGGATAAGGTGCAGGATATTATTGCATATGTCTTACCGATTATCCAAAACATCTTTGAACGCGTCATGCCAATTGTTAAACATATTATCGAAAAAACATGGGAGAGAATTCAGATCGTTATTGAAACGGTCATTAATGTTATTTTAGGGATTATTGAATTTTTTGCTTCCATGTTCACTGGTGATTTTGAAGGGATGAAAGAAGCGGTATTGAAGATTTGGGATTCCATTTGGGATGGTATTAAAGGTTTAGTAGACAACGCTTGGCAGACGGTCAAACCAGCTTTTACAGCGCTTTGGGATTCGATTAGTGGTTGGTTTACTGATCTATTTAACGATGCACTGGATTGGGGCGGCGACTTAATAAAAGGGTTCTGGGAAGGTATTAAAGGAATGGGAAACTGGCTTTCGAGTAAGGTAGGAAATCTCATCTCTAAAGTGGTACCGGGACCGATTAAATCAGTATTAGGTATTGCCAGCCCATCGAAGTTGATGAAAGAGTATGGTAGATATACAGGGCAAGGATTAGAAATCGGTTTAAATCATTCACGAACCAAATTACGCCGTGCCTCTGAGGCAATGGCTCGTGTAATCGAACGCCCTATTTCAGATCTCGATGTAGCCGGTCAAGTAAATCATATTCATCGTGATTCCCAACTTTTTAGAAATCAAAGGCATCAGCATCAATTATCTAGTCAGAAACAATCTGCATTTATTAATGTCTCAATTGGAAATCAAGAATTTCGTCGCTTTGTTGAAGATATTAATCATGAACAAGATCGTATCCATCGGACAGAAAAATCATTTGCTTAGGAGGTGAGCGATATGTATCAATTTGTGGATACAACAGCAGGGAGCACATCGAGTGCTTCCTTATCATTAAATACGATATTTAATGGTCATAATTTAGATCAATTATTAACAGACGATCAAGGTAGTTTTGCAACATTAACCGTAACGGGGCGAAGTCATAGTGAGCAACTAATTGAAACCATAGACATCATGGGGATGGATGGTTTACTAGAACAAGATAATCCTGATTTGACACATCGTCAAATTGAAGTGAAGTACAAAATAACGGATAAAAGTAGTGCTGGACTTAGACAGCGATTATCTCGTTTAAATCATTTATTGGAAGGATCAAAAAAGCAGCTGCAGTTTACTGATGAGGATTTTCTATTTTATGCAACCATGCAAAGTCATATCTTACCGGAAGAAGAGAGCAATACGCTTATCGCAAGTATTGTTTTCCTATGTTCCGATCCGTATAAATATGGTGAGGAAAAAGAATCGGTCTTTGCGTCTAATACGCTCAAGGTAAACAATGAGGGAACGGCAACTGCTTATCCCATTTTTGAATTCGAGGTGCTAGCACCGATTACTTTTGCGATGGTACAGAATCATTTAAATGAATATTTATTACTTGGTTATCCTGTCGATGAGGATGTTAAGGTCGTAGAACAAAATGTACTTGTCTATGATTCAAATGGTGAAGACATAAATGAGTGGAGTACATCACCGGTAAATATCGATGATATAAATAATCAAATTGTTTCAGGGGAAATAGGGTTTGATGGTACAGGGTTTATTGCAACCGACTACGGAACAGGTGATTATGGTCATGGTCCTGCAATCATTAGAGAGATACCCTCAGCTCTATCAGATTTTGAAGTAGAGGTTATTTTTGATACGCGTGATGAGGACGTAATTGAAAATTTTAGAACTGAGCTTTATCTTTTTAGTGAAGGAATGGATATGATAGGTAAGCTAGGAATTAACGACAATACTGCTAGCCTATCTCGACGTAGAGCACATGGAAGAGTAGGAGAACATACGAACTTATTTGATCCCAAATACGCAATCAGTCCAAACAACTATCAGTATGATGATATGGGTTTAGCTACATTTTCTATGCGGATGATAAGGATGCAAGGATGCTTCACTTTTTACATTGCTAGAATTGATAGTCGAGGTCGACACGTACAGAGTATGACAAGATCATACGCAACTACAGAAAACGATTCTAATGTTTTAGGAAATTTAAAGTTTATCCAATTATATATTAGGACATACGACAACAGACCTGTATCGCTAGCTAGGATAAATCGAGTAAGAGTGTATCAAAAAAATATTGTACAAGAAGATCAAACGCCTTATATAGCAACGACAGGCGATGTTATCACATTCGACGCGCAAAACGAGGAAATGCTGTTAAATGGCGAAGATGCAACACCACTTAAAGACTTCGGTGGCCATTACTTTACTCTTAAAACAGGAGAAAATGAACTTACCCTGCATCCAGAAGAGAATTTTAACGCAACTGTACGCTATCAAGAGCGGTTTAAATAGGAGGTGATAAAATGATACATGTTTTGAATGGACAGACAAATGTTATTTTAGACACAATTGATCAAGGAAGTGTTTTACAGAATGAGCATAGACGTTCGCTCAAAGATTATCTAGAAACGTTTGAAATTACTGCTTTAGCTGATAAAAAGTTTGCTGAATATTTAACTGAGCGAAACCGGATGGTCATTCCTGCTGAAGAACAAGGGTACACTGAATTTATTATTGATGAAGTCGTTAAAAAACGGGGTCCGAACGGTTTGGAAGTGCGCGTCTTAGCACTAGCTAGTTATTTGGAATTAAGAAAAGCTGCTGTTGTCGAACCACAGACATTAACAGGTTATACGCCGACAACGGCGGTGAGCTTTGCTACTAATGGTACAGAATGGCGTCCCGGAAGAATGGACAGTAATGCTACCATGACGTTCAATATTGACAGCTATACCAATCCGTTTGCGTTCCTAAAACGTGTCGCTAATGGATTTGATCTTGAATTAAGCTTTAGAACAGAAACAGAAGGCGGTCGTGTTGTTGGTCGTTATGTTGACTTATTAGAGCGCGTCGGTGACTGGAAGGGCCGAGAAATCACATTCGGTAAAGATTTAGAGGGGATTGTGCGTAAGGAAGATGTTAGTCAAATTTACACCGCATTATTATGCTTAGGTCCAGAGAATGAAGATGGTGAACGCCTTGAAACGTTAGTGGAGGATGCTGACGCCTTACAAAGATGGGGGAGACCAGATCCAGCGACAGGTGAATTAAAACATTTAGTTGATGTGTTTGAGCCACAGTCAAATCAATCAGAGTTTTCGCTAGAACAATTGGCGCAATACGGTCGTACAGAACTTAATAAACGCATTCAGGCGTTTATTACTTATGAATGCGATATTATTGATCTTGAAAATGTCCCCGACATGCACAACAAGCAAATCCGTTTTGGGGATACCATTCGCATCAAGGACCAGAAATTTAGTCCACCATTGTACATTGAAGCACGTGTTTTTGAACAGCGCCGTGATATTTTTAATAAGTCAAACAAACATATTGAGTTAGGAGATTTTATTGAGTTTACTGAGGAAGAGGTAACTAATATCTGGCGACAGCTACAGGCACAAATTAAAGCCAGAATTAGCTTTAATGAGTTGAAGGAATATACGTATAACAAAGAAGAAATTGAACAACGAGATTTAACTGTATACAGCAACTCGAAAGATTACGCAGATACAGCCGTAGAAAGCGTTGAGATTGATGATAATAACTTTAGAGATGATCAGCCATCGACACCACAAAACGTGGTAGCGGAAGGCTTTTTTAAGGTTATATCGGTTAAATGGGATTATAAGAGCTCATCTACCATTGCGTCATACGAAGTTTATGCTTCACAGACACCCGGCTTTACCCCTGCTGTTAGTAATATAGTGTGGAGTGGTAAGGCAGGTAGCATCATGTTTGAAGCCGAGACGAACGAAATCTGGTTTTTCAGAGTTAGGGCGGTAAACACGAGAGGTACAGCGTCTGGTTATTCATCAGAAGTTAGCGCAGAGACGGTCAGAGTACAAGATATTGACGTTGAAATGGGCGCTATTAATGCCGAAAAGTTAGCTGACCTTGCAGTTACAGCGGAAAAACTAGCGGACGGTGCTGTCACTGAAGATAAAATTGAAGAAGAATCTATTGTCGAAACTAAAATTAAAGATGATAGTATAAGTACACCTAAATTACAATCACAGGCGATTACATCTGAAAAGATAGCAGCTAACTCAATTACAGCTGAAAACGGTGCAATCGCTGAATTAGCAGTCGGAAATGCAGCTATACAAAACAGCGCTATAACTAACGCTAAAATTGCTGAGGCTGCAATCACAGAAGCTAAGATAGATGATTTAGCGGTTACTGATGCCAAGATTGCCAGTATTACAGCAGATAAAATAGATGCGGCTAATCTTTCGGCAATTAGCGCTAACTTAGGTACGATAACAGCTGGAGATATAACTGGTGTTAATATAACCGGATCTCTGTTTTCATCAAAAGACGATTCGCACCCTGACTACAATAAAGAGATGAGCTTAGGTGATTCTCGATTTAGTTTATCTAAAGGCACGAAAGATGACGCAGTGATTTCTTATGTAGAGATAACGTCTGAAAAATTCTCAGGAATAAATTTGTCGTTTGAATTGAGAGGTGCAGGCATTGACTTTTATAGTGAAATCGGTAACCATCATAGAGGTGCTATTAGGACGGGGAGTGATTTGTATGGACAGAGCTTCATCGAGTTAACGTCAACGCAGAAGACTAAAGTTTCAGGATCAATAATAGAAATTTTTTCTACGGCTATAAATATGTCAGGTGCCATTGATTTAAACGGTAATTTAGTTCTACAAGGAGGGAGTTACGTATATACAAACGCAATTGATCACAACGGTGCTGGTTCTCACATGTATGTTAGACCGATGGCGAACGGATCAGTTAGAATAACAGAGACAGGATCTACAACTAGTTATAGACCTATTCAGGCAAGCTCTTTCGATACATCTTCGCTATCTGATTATAAAACAGATATTAAGCATATTACTTTATCAGCACTAGATACTATCAATCAATCTGATTTATGCCAATACAAACTTAAATCGGATGTAGAAAACGGTGTTTATAAAAATAAATACGGTTTGGTGATCGGAGAGGGCTATAAAACACCAGAAGAAGTAATTAATTATGATGGAGATGCAATTTCACAGTATGATATGAATACTTTGTCGTGGAAAGCCATACAAGAGTTATCGACTTTAGTTATGACACAAAAAAAAGAATTATCCGAACTAAAACAAAAATTGGAGGAATTGAAATGAATCAAGACGTAAATGAAATAATCAACAATCTGAGTACAGAGTACGCACAGCAATTAGCTCAGGCTAACCGTAAAGTTGCTATATTGTTGGAGGAAAACGAACGACTTAAACGAGACGCAGAAACGCTTAAAAGCGAGTTAGAATCACTTGAAAACAATGAAGCCGAATAGGCTTATTTTTTTTTCATTAGGAACAGATAAAACTTTAGCAAAGCGACAGGAAGTAATAAAGTCAAACTATGCTGGTCCCAAGTTTAAGAAAAAACTAACTTATTTGCTATAGAATTCGAAAATAGGGATTTTTTTAATGACGTTGATTGCATGTTATCACAGGCAGCTGTCCATAAGACGTCCGCCTCAAAATAGAGAGTAAAGCTCATCTATTTAGAGGAAAGCTAATGTCCTGATCCACGCAAAACCATCAGTGAGCGGGTAAGATCGTAGACTAAGAACGCCACGTCCTGTGGCAACGTCTGCATGACCTACATCCTGTAGGCCCACGCTCGCTGATTGAAGGGTTGTTTTAGTACAAATCTATTAAAGAAATAATCTCTAAGTGTTGAATGATACGGGGTGTTTGGGTGCATCGGTATCATTTTCTTACTTTAAAGGAGGGGAGGTATAGATGGGTGAACGTGGTCAATGGTATACCAATAAGGAGTTGTTTGAACAACTTAACCAGGTTCAAGTAGATTTTAGTGAATTACGCTTAGAAATGCGTGAAACGCGTAAGATGATTAACAAGTATAATGGCTTGCGTGAGAAGCTAGGCTTTGTAGAAGAGAAGATTAATAAAATCGAAGCGAAGCGTGAGGGTAAGCAACTATTAGGTCAAACGATTCGTGAGTGGGGTGGTTGGCTGTTTGCTTTAATTACGTTAATTATTTTGATTTATCGGGGGTGAATGGGTGTTAAATATAAAAGGTGTCAATAAACAAACGTGGGGGCGGATCATCGCCCTTTTTTTAATTTTGTTAAATCAGATAGGTCTTGCTTTTTTTGACTTTAAGCTTTTGCCTTTTACGGATGATGATATTTATCAAGGGGCATCTGTGTTGATTTCAATTATTGTGACCGTTTGGGCAAGTTGGAAGAATAATAGTTTTACTTTAGAAGCGCAACACGCAGACCAACACTTACAAGGAGGTAAACAAGATGATAAAAATATATCTTGA